TTTTTTTAGGTCATTTTTAAATTTACTCATAGTTTGTTCTTTTTTTTTATACTATATTTATTAAGTATAAAAATCAACTTTTAGTAACTATGGATTTTTCATAGCAAATTCAAAATAAATGAAAATAATGCTTGTAGATTAGAATAAAATGATTATCTTTGTTAGACACTAAAAGATAAAGATTATGAAAGATTTGTTAAAAACAGCTGAGAATATTTTAGAAGAGAGTTTTATTCAATTAGAATTTCTTATAAAGAATAGTAAAATGATTGAGGAATTAACAAATGGAATGGTTGATACTTCCAAAATATGTGATTTTAGAACAGGTATGTATATGGTATATTTATCTGATTTGAATACTGGTATATTAGAAAATGTATCATTATCCCAATTAGAAATCTTTTTAGATAAAGGTCTATTTAATGAGTTTATGTGTGACCAAAAAACTTATATATTAAATGTTAAATATAATTTTGTAGATTAGAATAAATATATTATCTTTATAAAAAAATAAAAACTATGAAAACAAATCACACTATTATGATTGCTGAAAGAGGATTTAATGTATGGGTTACTTTACTTACAAGTATGAGACCTGGTCTTAGAGAGTATAGATTTACTTTTAGTGATGGAGTTATTAGATATTTAACTATTGATGAAGTTATGAACTCTCCATTCAGTTATATTGGCTCTGAACTCTTAAAATTGACTGACCATATTGATGAGAATAAAGTAATGGTTCGTGAAGGAGAGTTTTATGTATATAATGATTAAAAAGTAAAATTGTAACTAAATAAATAAATATAAAAATGGAAAACAAAAACAATCAAAACGAGAACCCTTTAGCATTTGTTCAACTATTAATATCTGCAGCAGTTATATCATATGCGATATATGTTTTAATAAGTATCTAAACTTTTATCTAATTAAATAATATAACTATTACTAAATCAAATATATTTCAAGAGACCATCTATTTATAGGTGGTTTTTTTATTTTTGTATCACCCATTTTATCTATCACAAATGTTTTTATTATCATCTTGTGGTGATGATATACCATTTCAAATTAAAAGTGATTAATAAAAATAAACAAAAGGGGGAGTTTGAAATATAATATATAGAATAAGAAAAGTTAAACATTCTTCTTGGTTCCTGGGGAGTAATTACCCCAGGTGCTCTACCAAGTAAAATAATAGAGATAAAAAATAATAGAGCATATGAGAGTAAAAATCCCAACAAAAGTCTTAGATGAAATCCAATCTTATATAGAGATTGATAGTAGGTTGTCAAATTCAAATGAAAAAGAACAACAAAAACTAATTAAAATCCTTATAGAATTATGGTTATTAATTTACAATAAACAAATTGATGATAAAGATTTATTAAACTTAAAAGGATACGTAAATATCAATAAAAATGATTTTAAGTCTTTTAATATTCAAATTTCTGGTCTTAGATATTACTATAGAGATTTATTAGAAATGTTAATGTTTAGTGGTTTAATATCAATTAATGATAAATATTCAAACAATTCTTTTTATAAAGGTTATAGAATTGAAACAACATCTATTAAAACAGATTATTTATCAGAGATTGAGATTGATTTTGATAAAGTTTGTTGTAATAATAATAAATCTTTTTGGTTAAATAAATATAAGAAGCAGTCAAATTTAATTGAGGATGCATATAATACAACAATTAATTTAGATGAATATATTAGTTGGATTAATAATAATATAGGGATTGAATTAAAACCTATATTAAAAAATGGAAGATTAACTAAAAGATTTTTAACAGAAGAAAGAGGATATCACCATATATTTCTAGCACTAAAATTAAATATGAAAAATATATGGTTTAAGTTAAGTGATGAGGGAAGATTTTATTCATCAATAAGTAATCTTCCATCAGGTTCAGTTCCATTTATAAGACTATATGGTTGTAAAACAATAAATTTAGATATAAAAAACTGTCAACCACTTTTATTATCAACCATTATAAATAATAAACAATTTTCATCCGATACACAAGAGGGATTATTCTATGATAAAATGGCCAGTGAATTAAATATGGATAGAAATGAGTTTAAAGTTCTATCATATAAATATATTTTCTTTGGTTCTAATGAATTAAAATCAGGTAAGATATATGATTGTATGGAAAAACTTTATAAAGGGATTATGGTTGAGATAAACAATATAAAAAGAGAAGGATGTCTTGCTAAGAAATTACAAAAGATTGAAAGTGATATATTTGTTAAATCAATTGGTAAGATTAAAATGCATAAGTGTTTAAGACATGATGAAGTTATAGTTATGGAAAATAATAAAGAATTAATGGTTAAATGTTTAAGAAGAGAGTTTAATTTATTTAATATTATTTTATTTTAATTTATTTAATTATTATAAAGTAATATGTGGCGCACTTTTTGAAAAAACATCAACCAGCACTAACCAGTTAAAGAAAAACATAATAAAAATAAATAAATAAAATGACTAAAAAAGAATTAATAATTGATGGAACAGGATTACTTTTTATAAAAACATCTACAGACCTAAAACTAAGAATAAATGATATATTAAAAAATAGTGGTATATCAAATTATAGAGTTTTTCTAAAAGAAAAGATTAATAACCAAAAGTTTGTTAATAAAAGATTTGATGTTGAAAAAGAATTAATAGAAGATTACAGTGCAGAAGTATATAAAAATATGAAAGATGAGATTGTAAAATTGTATAATTCAGATAAAGATAAATATATGGTAGCAACTTTAAGTGGTGAATTATTTGATATGTTAGATGGAACACACTTTGATTATTACTTTAAAAGAAATTATCTAAAAAAATTAAATTGTTAATGAGTATAATAAACGTTTAAACATACAACTGCTTTTATATATTTAGAATAAAAGTAGGACATGATTAAAATTGAAAATGTAACCAGTAAATTATGCGAATACCTAAGTGATGCTGTCTACGATATGTTGAGCCATGTTGAAGATGAAAATTATGAATTAGCAAACTCCATAAAAAAAGACATAGACAAAAAGATATTACAAATTGAGAACCTTATAATATCAAAAGACTTAACAACTATGTCGAGAGAAGAGTTAAACGAACAATTGGTAGAGGTTAAAGACGCCTATGTAAAGATTTGGACTGATTATTTGAACATTCCAGAGGAGCGAACAATAGTTTAATATATAAATGTATAACAATGAAATATGAGAAAACGAAATCCTAAATATAAGAAGATAGATTTAATCACCAAGGTAGTAGAGATGACGTGTAATGGTATATCTCAACATGAGGTGATAGATTGGTTATCCACAGAAGCAGAGTGTGGTACAACCTATTGTTATGATATATTAAAAGAGGCGAAACCAATTATAATGGATGCCTTAAAAGATATATCAAAAGATAGATTAGAAGCAACAATTGTTGAATTAGAAAAGATGATGACCGAGGCAAAAGGAATTGGTGATAAAAAACTAGCCTTAGATATTAAAAAAGAGATTAATAAAATTGCTGGACTTCATAATCAAAAAATTGATATCACAACTGGTGGAGAAAAGATAAACCAGATATCTGTAATCAAACTGATTGAATATAAAAAAAATGATAATGATGATAAAACTGAAAAAGAATGAGAAAGTAAAATACAACGGAGTGTTTTATGATTTATCAAAATACGACCAACCGAAGTTATGGCAGGTATATAATAATAATCCTATGTTAAGACATCTATTTGAAATAGTAGTTGATGAAGATATAGAGTTTGTTGAAGATAAGGTACAAGAGTTTTTTGAAAAACATAAACCTAAACACCAAAGTGAAGAAGAGTTCTTTGAAGAAAAGATTAAAGAGGTTGTAAAACCAAAGAGAGTTAGAAAAAAGAAATAATATAATTGGAGTTAATAATTAAACACACAAATGTTTTAACAAGAAACTATGATGCACTATTAAATGATAAGATTAGATTTGTAGTTAATCAAGGTTCTACCCGTTCATCTAAAACCTATTCATTATGCCAGATGGTTGTTATATACTGTTTAAATAACCCAGGTAAGATTGTATCAATAGTAAGAAAGTCATTCCCATCATTAAGAAGTACGGTGATGAGAGATATGATTGATATACTTATTGAAATGAATATATATTCAGAAGCCAACCATATAAAATCGGAAAATATATATGTAATGCCAAATGGTTCAAAGATTGAATTCTTTTCATTAGATGATGCACAAAAAGTAAGAGGTAGAAAAAGAGATGTCTTATGGTGTAATGAAGCGAATGAATTATCCTTTGAAGAATATAACCAATTAAACTTTAGAACGAGTGAGAAACTATTCTTTGATTTTAACCCATCCGATACAGAACATTGGTTATATAATATATTAGAAAAAGAGGATGCTATATTAATTCATTCCACTTATAAAGATAACACATTTCTGCCTGATAGTTTAGTTAAAGAAATTGAAGACCTTATAAATATAGACCAAGATTATTACAACATCTATGCATTAGGTCTCCCATCCAAATCAACACATACAATTTACAATCATCAGATAAAATATATTGAGGAGTTGGATAGATATGATGAAAAGATTTATGGATTAGATTTTGGTTATAAACATCCAACGGCTTTAATTGAGTGTAACTTTAGAGAGGATATAGTTTATTGTAAAGAGGTGATATATGAAACCCATCTAACAAGTGAAGACTTAATAATTAAAATGAAAGGTTTAAATATATCTAAATCAACTAAGATTATATGTGATTATGCGAGACCTGAAATTATTGAGGATTTAAGACG